GTAAATGCTGTGTTTACATCATCAAATAATATTCTTTTACCAAATTGTACAGATAAGTTTGAAACTGATAACATGTAATTGTGTTTTAATTTTCGGCAAAAATAGTAAAATGAATTGTATTTCTCAGCTGTTTAGAATCATAATAAAAATGTTATTTAACAGCTCCTTAACAGTAAGAACGTTCTAAACGCCCATATTATATAGGCTTTTGAAAACTACATTCTTACATTTGCAATAAATTTGCAATAATTACATTATTTATATAAAAAAACACCCGTTAGAGCAGGCGTTCTATTTAGTAGCTATGACACAAGCTATTATGATTTATACTTCAAATATAAGCAAATATAAATAACTATTGTAACTTTAAATTATATGAGAAACTATGATCCGTATTATTGGATAAAACAAAAGTTGAAATTTGGGTTTATTATGTCCCTAATATTTCTGTTTGCTTATATCTGTTTTAAATTAATAGAGTTTGTAGTCTAAGTAATCTTTTAGTTCATGCTTATTTCTACTAATTGCTGATAACAAAATAGTTTCATTCATTTTAATAGTTTCCAAATACTTAAACATTCTTGTTTCTGGATTATATTCAAATGTTATAACTGGGTTACTTAAAACTGTAATTGTGTTTTCTATTGCACGTTGAAATATAAACTTGAAGGTCTCTATTCTTTCTTCATGGTATTCTTCTATACCAAACATGTCTTGAGTGTAGGTTATTTTTATTTGCATTAAACAAATAAAACCATTTTGTTAATATCAACAAAATGGTTTTTAGAATTTACTATGCTGCTTTATATTGTTCGCTTAACGAGAAGCCTTTTAATTCTCCGTAGGCTCTGTTTAACATATACCAATCGTCTTTATTCTGAAATTTAAAATGAATAGTCCCTTTTTTAAAACACTTAAATTCAAAGAATCCCCAGGAGTACCAAACACCTCGGTCTAAGTTTTTATGATTGCTAAAAAAGCGTCGAATCCCTGTTATGTCGTCATAATTCCTACCTGTTATATTACATAAAACCTTAACTAAGTCTTCTAGTTTTTCGGTGTTTCCATTATACATTAATTCTAGTTTATCACCTGAATAAGTTGGCTCTACCATCCAATCAATTATAAACTTTTGGTTAAGCATATATCCTGCATTGGTTTTCCACCCCTCTACCCCAAATCTATTTTCTTTAGTATGTTGTGTGAATTTATCTACAATCTCTTCTAAAGCTCTGTTATAAGTTTGCTGTCTTGTACCTACTATTACTTCAAACATTCTATAAACATTCTTCATAGTGAATGGGTATTTTTGCTGATTCTCTACAAATCTGTTTATATCCTTCATTACACCGCTTGTAACATATTTATTCATTTTCATTTTAGAAAAAATATGTTTCCAAGAAACTTTTTGCATGTGTTTTGAAAAATCTTCTTTTGAAGTTATTTTAGAATCATAGCCCACTACAAAACTAAAATCACTCATACCTAAAGCGGATGTTGTGTATATTAGTTTCTCTTTAATTTCACTCAATTCATCAAAGCATTTCATAGCGCCTACATATCTATTTACTAACGCTCTAATTTCATTATACTCTAAAACTCCATTACTTTGCGTTTCTTCTTCATCCTCATCCATAAAGAACCCATCAAATTCATATTCATTGCTTATAATTGGCTTAAATAATTTCACTAAACCTATTTCTACATTGGTAGTTCTTTCAGCAGTATCAAAACAGTTTCCTAAATTCTGCTTGACCCCATAATTCTTAATTATATTATTAACTCTGCTTCTTGACCTTGTGTATTGATTGTCTAATGTTTCCCAATTACATAAAGCAATAACTTCACAACCTTCTGGAGCTATTTCAAATGCGTGCGCAATATGAATATCTGCGTTACTAAATGGTGGGTTCATTACTATCAAATCTACATGACTGATTTGCTCTGCAGTACAAGTCAAAAAATCTTCTCCTAAAACTTGCGCTTTGTGATCTATAATTTTCTGTAAATCTTCATTAATCTCAAATGCTAATATTTGCTTTGCTCCATTTGATTTACAAAAGTCTATTATATCTCCTTTTCCTGCGCTTGGCTCTAATACTATTTTATCTATGCAATCTATCTGCATTTGCTCTAAAACATTTATAGGTGTTGGGTAAAATTCTTTATGAAACATAGTTTATTATTTAAAGTTTTATTGAAGTATTTTTTCTGTCTACATTATTTTGCTTGTTCTCCCCAAACATTATAGAAGTAATCAAGCCCAAACTCTAAGTACTCTGGATAAAAAGCCATTGACCAAACTTTAGAAACTCCATTTTCTGTATAATTAATTATGAAACTTCCGTTTTCTATCTTACATGAAGCGCTTCCTTTTACGTTATAATCTATTTTTGCGTTCTTGTACCAGTTGTTTAATTTTTCGTTTGTGTGGTTGATTATAGCTGTCATAATTAATATTTTAAAGGTTTGTTTCGTTTCCGCTATACAAATATAAGTTACTTTTTGATGTAAAGCTAATTTATTTACAATTATTTAGCACTTATATTTGTATAAATTACTATTTTTGTATCATGGCATTAAAAGCAAATAAATTTTTCACAGCTTCAATACCCTCTAAAGGTGTTGTTTTATGGGATACAACCCTAAAACCTCTTTGTAAACAATTAAAAGATTACGATCAGGAGGCATTAGGTTTTGATTCTCTTACGAGAAAAATGAAAGGTGATAATGAATTTCGGTTTGAATTTACTACTCGTTCTGGCGTGAATTATATTATTCAGAAACTTGTAAGGAATTAGAGTAGTTTTTGTTGTGCAAAAAAAGCCAACCTCCAAGGATTGACTTAATTCGATTGCATGCCTCCAAATGGAAAGCTGCACACTAATTACTTAGATATTAAAACCCCACCAACAAAACCGACTCCAATATTAAAAAGCCTTGTGTCATAGAAACGCTTTGGAACAACTACTTGAACAGTTTGAACTTCTACGGTGTTAATGAATGGATTTGAGTTTGTAATATCAGTCGTATAGGTTTGTTTTCCTAAAAACCACTTACGCTTAAACCCAGTAATTGAGATTTGTTTGTTTGGAATTGTAAAGTCCGTAAAAGTTAAACCATTTTGATTGACTGTATAATCAAACTGATACCATTGTTTTAAGTGTTTTCCTGAGCGTTCAAAGTCGCAAGGCACAAACACATCAAAAGGAACTGAAACGGTGTCAATTTTGGTTATAGTCCTTATCTGAACAATAGCCTTGACTTTCGAGAACTCTTTTCGAAGCGTGTTTAATGTATCGTCTTTGGAGTAAATCAATTCTTTTAGGTCCTTATTCTCTAATTGAAGCACTTTTTTAGTAGCGGTAATAGTCCCGATTTCATTTTCAAAATGATTGGTCTTGTCAACTAAAGCTGCAGTTTGTGAACTAGCTAGTTGATCACTTTTTCTACACTCATGAACTGACAAAAATAAAGCAATTGCCATACAGAAAATAAGCGTGTTTTTGTAAGGGAAAGTTTTCATATCAGTTAGTTTTAAAGTTCAATTATATAAATCAATAAAAGTGCCAATTGATCTATTTTAACAAATGTTAACAGCAACTAATAATTAGTTTTAGCTTCTAGATTAATTTTCCAAATTTAATGATGCTTTACCGTCTGCTAGTTGCTGTTTAATTTTGTGGCCCTTTTATGGTCTTTTTGTGGCCCTTTTAAATTATACTAAATCGTCTTCACCAAATGATATTACATCCCAACCACATATATCAGATAATTCATCAATACCTTTTACACAATCCCAATCTGTACCTTTTTTCATAACTAATCAGTTTTGTTTCTTGTTATTGCATATCTTATATCTGGAAATGAGGCATATCAACGAATCTTGTCCAATCTCCACCCCATTGCAACTTTGTATTATATCTGTTTTTTGCAACGTCTTGTATATGTCTTGCAATAGTTGTTAAATGAATTTTATTCCAGGAAGCCTTACCATTTACATAAGCGTAAATATCAAAAGCGTTTCCTGTTTGGTGGTATGATTTTTTATGAAAACCATCTAATTGACTTTTTCGCTTTCTGTATAGTTCATTTTGCTCTACTGCAGTTCTAATTCCTCCGTACTGAGGTATTCCAAAGTCAATAGGACTTGTTTTGATCGCTTCAACTACTATTGCAATCAATAATGGATTAACACAATCCAAACGCTTTAAACTTCTTTTACTTAATCTAAATTGTTTCATAATGTAGCGTTGATTTTACCCATTATTTTTTCTTCTAATAAGCTGGTTATTTTTTCAAAGAATTTTAAATACTGTGGTTTTTTCCCTGTTCTACGTTTTATGTTTTCTCCTATTGAATGCAGCTCATACAACATTGCTAAAACATTTAGCATTACTGCGATAATCAAAAAACCTATAGATGTACTCACAAACCCTAACACAACTAAAAACAAAAGGAGTACAAGAAAAAGAATGTCAATTAATAGAACACCTCCTATTTTACCTAGTGAAGAATATAGCTTGTCTGATTCTATCCAATCTGGATTGTTTTTAGATTCTTGTTTTGATGCAATTAAACCCCAGAAGAAATCTGTAATAAAAAAAAGAAAATACACTCCAATACAAACTGAAATTGTAAGTATTGGTAGAATTAAATCAAAGACCTCTACGTCTTTAATTATACGTTTTATAATACCTACAAAACTAAATGACAACGGCAACGATAATAAAAACAAGGATCCGCACTTATATGTGATTGCTTTTTTAAAAACGCTAAACTTTAAAATTTTAGCTAATAATGTAATTTTCATCTTCTAGTTTATTAAAATTCTGGAATTTATCACCTTTAAAATATTAAACGATTGCTGTTATTAATCCATCTTTTACAGTTACAGTTTTACCATCTACAGTTGTGAAACTTCCTCCAACACCTGAGCTTCCATCTGACGATTTGTATGTAGTTGCTTTTATCTCTCCTGTAATTGTCAACCCTAAAGAACTATATAGAGCTTTAGTAACATTGTTTACTTTTATCGTTGTGTTAGCTCCTCTTATCGTAATTGGCTTCCAAACTGTTCCGGTTCTGTTTAACGCAGATAAATAAACTATTCCACCGTTATATTCTATTTCTGCTCCTTCTCCAACAGGCGAAACTAAACTACCTTGAAACTGGCTACCATTTGAGCTTTTAATTTGTTTTGTAAAAGTGTTTAAACCAGTGAAAATATTGTCTAACGGCTTAATGTCTACCGCTACCGAAGTAATATCTATTAAAACATTCTTTACAGAATCATAAAGAGCATTATATATCTGTCTATAACCTATATCGTTAGGGTGAATATTGTCAACTCCTAACCCATTAGACACATTATAAAAATCATTTGTTTTAGAAACGAAAATTGGAAAATCAGATGAAAACTCTGATACAACATTGTTAATCTCTGTGTTAAGTTCGTCAATAATTAGATCACTTGCTAAAGCTGGAGAAGTCGCATAACCTGCAGAGTTCATTTTTGGAGCTTCTAGCAAAACCAAAGGACTACAAAATTTAGCCTGTTTCAAGTTCCCAAAGTAATCAATCGGTAAAGTTGCAGAATTTGTATGTGTTATCTTAATGACATGCTCTTGATCTGATAATTGATCAAAATATAAAACAAAAGGCGCTCTATCATTTGAATTTGAGCCGTCGTTTATACCGTCTGTTTGGTTGTTTAAAGTATAACTACCTTTAAGTACTCCGTCAATATGAACATCAAAAGAACCATGTGTACTTGTAGTACCATCACCGCTTATCAAAGCGACGACAACATTATTGTCTTTAAATGTATATTCCATATAATTTCCAGAAACTGAAGAATACTGTCCTGGTGTTTTACCTCCAACACTTGCAGAATTATAATTTGTCCATGTTCCAGAAGAAGTTAAACTTGCATCACCGCTATTTGCACTAAAATACCTATCCAAAAATTGATTACAAATAAAACCTCTGTAACCGTTTTTAATCTTAGCTATTGTTTTAGCATCGTTACCACCTCTTCTTACATCATTAAAACCAACCATCAACGAAGTAAGTATATTATCCGTTGGGTTAAAGTTTAAATTATGTAGTCTTAGAGACTCCCAAATACCACGACCACTTACTGATCTATTAACGCTTGATAAATTATATAAAGAAGAAATTAACTCAACATAATCCGCACCGGATGAAGCTCCAGATCCGTTAGTGATACTATCACCGTATGACTCGTAAGCGTTTGTTGATAGTGTTTTTGAACCTCCTTCAACACTGCTACTTAATTGAGTAAACCATGTACTTCCTCCGGTGTCCCAAAAAGCGATTTTATCATTTCCAGAAGCAACCTTTATTATTGCCCTGCTTCCTGTTGCTGGCGTCGGGTGTGCGGTTGTTAACGCTGCTACATCATCGTATTCACCAACAAACAATGAACTAGAAGCTGTATTGGTGTCAATAATTTGTTGTAATGTAATGCTTTCGGAGTTTGAACCATTCAATACATGTAGTAGTGATGTTGGAACTAATGGCGATTGATTGGGTAATTCAGCAAGTGTTTTTGCGTTTGTATTTATATCGTTTACAGCTTGTGTTAATGCTGCTAATAACTCGATTGCTTGTGTGTATTGGCTCATATAGATTGTGTGTTATAACAAATGTATGAAATATTTTCTTATTTAGAATCATTCTAAATAATAGAATTGATATAATGATTACCTTTGATAAGTATGATTGTTATATTCTTCTTATTAACTTGTGTTGTAGGCGGTTTCTATTTATTTAGAGCGATGTTTGATTTGCTTGTACCAAAAGAAACATTTGAAGAAACTACTTCAAAAACAACTCATATAAATCACAACTACATAACAGAAAATCATCTTCACATATCAAAAGAGGACCTTAAAGCCCTCTCTGATAAGAAAAATTAATACTTAATATATCCGCTACTTCCCTGTAGTAAATTCGGTATTGCTGCATTTCCTGAGCTGAAATCGTTGTTTCCACCTGCTTGACTATTATAAACACTATTTGCTTTAGTCATTTTTGCCTTTACAATATACCAGTTAGTATCTCCTATTGCCCCCTCAACTTCTGGAGCTGATTCACTCACAAAAAACTCGCCGTTTATTATTATTGTTTCATGTAGTAAGGCTAATACTAAGGTTTCCATTTTCTGCTCTGTAACTGGATGAAAAGTATATTGAAAAACCTCTCTTGATTGAGCGTTTAATAAAATTGTACTTGTATCAGTATCATTCGACTCAAGGCTCGATTTAGGTTTTGCGTCGATTCTGTTTAACGGTATTCTGATTTTGTGTTCTATTCCAGTACTGTATAAAATATCGGTGTTTGTTTCGTTTTTATAACGGATTTCAACCGTTCCTTTTTGCGTATTTCTAACGTCGATTAATTCCGATAAATGAACTAAATCAACAAAATTTGGATCGTTATTGTTAATCCTTACGTTTACTTGTTTATCTATGTAGTTAGCGAAATCAATGTCGAATTCATAAACTTCGTAATTCTCTAAATTATAGATTGAGCCGACTTGGACCGTTGCATCATTTGTCCCGACGTAAGTATTTGTTATGATTAGCAAGTATACATTTCGGTCTTCTTCAAAAACTACATCTTCAATAACAAACCAGGAACCGCTATATTGAATATTATATCCTTGAATTCCCCACTCTGGAAGAGCGCCGTTTAAAGCGTAATCATTACCGGTATCAATTCCAGTATCAAAGTTGTATAAATTACCCGAACTAAAGTAAATCCCTGACTTTGTTGGATCGCTGTCTATTTTAATAATTCTAGCGTCACGTTTATCTTTTAGCCCTATGTTATTAGTTTTTTCAACTATATTAATTGCGTCTTCAGTTAAATCCTCTTTAATAACAACCGCTGTAATATCACTGTAGTTTGACTTGAATTGCGTTGTTATAACGTCATTACTTTGAAACTGTTGTATTTCTACTTTTGGTAAATCAACATCGGACTCAAAACTTAAACTATTTTCAAGTGTTTTAAAGTTGTTGTTATTGTTCCAAATTATACAGTTTGCGTAACGAATCGAGTTTGATTTTGACAACTCAAAATGTGCGGATTGAATCCCAAATACATCAACATTAAACGTTTTATTTACATTGCATCCGTATTGATCTTTTACATAAATAGTATAATTCCCAGGAACTAAATCAAAGATATTTGAAGTCTGAAATATTACATTGTCAATAGAATATTGAAGTACTAAACCAGTACTATTATTTACAGTGAAGTTAACTGTTGATTGTGTCGGACCTGAGTTGATACTGCAATCAATATTTGCACTACTCAATATTGAAGGAGTTGTGAAAAAACTCTCTACTTCAACATTTGCCGCATTTTTACATTTTGTCGAACTGTTTACTTCTCGTAATACTTCAAATACATAAGGATTAAGTGTGTTAACTCCTAAGTTTGGTGTGATTACAGTTGTAGCTTGTTCAGAAGTTGTTACAGATACTTTTACGTGTGTGCAAGGGTTTGTTGCTTGTGAAAAAACAACGTTATCAATACTAAAAACTGTACCTGTGAAATTATTAGCGACAAAACTAACATTTAAAGCAACTGGAGGTGTTGCGCTAGTTTCTGCTTTTGGATTAATAAAGTTTATTGTTGGGTCAGTTGTTTTAATTGTCACCACATTTCCAGCTCTACTAACCACATATAAATTAGAGTTATTATAGTCTAACTCGAAAGCTGTAATGTAATTTATTGCGCTAATCTCACCTACAACTGCTGTTGGTATACCTAATGTCACTTGCCTAGAACCTGAACGGATATTTGTCCATGTTTCTAAAATTGGCAACCCAACTCCAGTAGTTTGTATTGATATTTCAAATTGTAAAATATCGCTTACTGCTAAATCTTGATTAAACGTTATTTGTAATTCCGAATATGTAGCCATTATTTATTTGTTTTTAATATTTTCCACTTCCCCTTACCATTTGGTCGTACACTAAACAAAAACCCTTTTTCTAAATCTCCGTTTTCGTTTCTGAATTGTACTAATCCGTAAAAGTTTGGTATTGTTTTTCCTAAAACAGTTGTATTTCCTTGAATTGCTTTATTAATAAAAAAGTCAACTTTATATTCAAACTCTACCCACTCAGGCACAAAACGCGCTCTTTGCAACTCTGAAACTTTAATATCTCCATTTTCAGCACGTTCTGTTCCTCCTATTGTTGGGTAAATCGCTGTGCTTAATTTAGTTTTCAAGCCACTATTCGCCGTTGAACTATTATAGCGCATGTAATTAGATTGATACTTGATTCCACTTGCTGAAATTACCCAATCATGACGTAACAATAATGAGTTTATTGGCGAGTATCTTAAATTAGTTGCTGTTTCTGGACTAAAAACTCCAGTTGGCACTTCTTCAAAATCATCTTGCCATTTTCTTTGAAGCAATACTTCTGTTTGACCTTCTTTAAGATCGTTCATAAAGATTTCTTTATCTGTTCGGTAATCCTCAGTAGAATGTGCAAACTTTGATTTTATTCTTGTGAATTCTTGGCCGTAAGGATCAGTTCTGTATTTGCAAGTCCTTTTGTAAATGTTTTCACCAACCTTTATTGGTGTTGAAAAAGTGGCTTTTGCGTTGTATTCGTCAAGTCCGCTCACTTCTTCGTATTCACCGCCCTTTTCACAACCCAATTCAAAACCAGTATATAAAAACTCTTTTGCTTTAGTTCGCTTTATGTTATTTGGTTGTATGTATTCAAATACTCCGTTTACAACTTTACCTAGCTTTATAGTGACATGGTTTTGATAAAAGAAATCTAAAGGCTCGTATCTAATGCGCTCTTTTTGTCCGATCACTTCAATACCTAACCCCATGTTTAAAACGGCTTGATTTGCTTCGTGAAAATCCTTCCAAGATGTTGTAAAGCTTTTAAATAATGTATCTGATTTATCAAATTGCCTAATCCACATTCCATGTGAATAACCGGTATACGCTCCTGGACCATCAACATTGTAATTATAGCCTGCAATATCTGTTCTTCCTAAAAATTCAGAATAAAAAGCATTTTCCTTCCCGGTTGTTATACGTGTTAGCCTTTCTCCTAATTCATGCGCTAAGATTACTTTTGATTTTGAAGGCTCGACAAAACTATCTTCTTCAATAGTCACTGGGCAACTTACATTAAAAAAGGCTGTGTTTAGATTAGAGTTATGACCAGATTGTCCTTTAAATACATGATGAAAACGTAATGCTAAACTTTCTCCTGCTTCAAGTGTTATTGTATCGGCAAAGTTTACAAAATGCTGATTTCCATACAAAACAGTATGTGTTCCAGTAAAGAATAAAGTCCTGTTTTCTTTCCAATAGTAATTTGAGCCACTATGATAAGTAGATAAAATAACCCAAACCCCCATGTGGTCAATATCATTTGGAGTACATAAAGCGTTAAATGATAAATTAAACTCAATGTTTAGGGTTCTCCTTTTTTCTGAAACCGCAAAGAAAGTATTTGCTGTATCTCCTTGGCCGATTCTATTCGGTGAATTGTCTCCAGTTGGCGTGTTTGGACTTATACTTTGTGCTTCATCATGAGATTTGTTTACTAATCTAATTGGTACCGCAATACTTGACCCTCTGTCATTTCCTTGGCTTGTTTCATCGTGAAGTGTTAAAGCTCCTTCACTTGGATTAACATCAAAAACAGTTTTACGAAATATCCTTCTTCCATCTAAAGCCATTTCTTTTGTTACTAGTTCCGGAATTGTTCCTCCGTCCATGTCTGTAACTCGGTCAATCTCTACTTTTTTACTATATCTTGATTTTCTTACTTTGTCAAATCCTCCGGAATTAAACTTTACAGAAACAAGTCCTTTTTCTTCCTTAAGAGTTCTTAAGTCAAAGTTTCCCGAATAGATCAATTCCCAATGATCAGTTATTGGATGCCTTTCGTATTTTGTTAGTTTTAAATCAGCGTTTACACCGTAAATACTATCAACTAGGGTAATAAAATCAGCTGCATCATTATAAAACTTTAGATTATTAGAAAACTTGGCAATAATACCATGCTGTTTTTTATTTCTTGCGTACTCTTTTTCGTCTGAGTTCCACCCTATAGGCTCAGGAATAATAAGACTGTCGAAACCTTCGTGTTTCAACTCATATTTTACGCGGTTACTTACTGAAGGTAAAATCATTTTTTAATCAAGTTGTTCGTTTCGGTATGCTAAATATTCTAAATCTATACTTGGTGCTTGTACGTTTACGTTAGTTTGTTGCTCCCTAACTGCTTGTGTATTTTCTTTCAAAGCTAATAGCAATAAATTTTGATCAAACGCCGCAGTTTTGGATTGATAATCCTTTGCTTTTTGGTTGTCTATGTCTAAACTCGTTAGTATTGACGCTCTCATTAACTTTTCATATTCGGCGATACTTGGAGTTACTTTAGTTCCTTTCGCTAAGTCTAATACTTGTGGACCATCTACAACATAAGGTGCTTTTCCTGGCTCTGTTATAACCTCAGCGCGTTCTTCACCAACAAGTGCGTGTCCTCCTGGATGATAGTCTGTACCTTTTGCATATTTCGGAATTGGCTTTGATGCAATTGCAGCTATTTGAGCAATACCCATTGCACCACTCAAAGCGGCCATTACATAAGCTGCAGGAGGAGCCATTGTTAAAGCTGAAGTAATAGCTAATGCGGTATTGATTCCGGCTTGAACAATTGCCGCGGCTTTTTCTACTTTTGCTGCTTTGGTTTTCTCTTTTGCAATTTTCTTTAGCAGGATTTGACGCTTAAGTTCTTCTTCTTTTTTAAGTAGGTCCTTTTTACGTTGATCTGTTCCGGCTAATTCGTATTGTCTAGCGTAATATTCTTCGTTTGCGTCAAGTTGCCCTTCTAATTTTTCAATATTCCCGTCATAAATTGAGCCTAAAACATCACTAACAACAGCAGCGGTTGCTTGAATACCTTCTAACGCTCCTTCAAAACCTTCTCCAAATCCGTCAACAATAGAAGTAACTAAGTTTTGAAGATTATTTGCGTCAATGTTTAATGCTTCAGCTAATGCCGCCGATCCGTCCGATATGATTTTAGCTTTTGCTTTTGCAAGTTCTTCTTCTGACTTCTTTTGCTCTTCGTGACCCTCAATTACCGCGTCAGTTTCTAAATTAGAATGAGCAATTTTCAAGTCTTTTAATTGCTCTGAAAGTTGCTCTTGCTGTTCATTGGTGAACTTTCCAGAATAATACAGTTTTTCAACAGCTGCAATCTGAACTTCAATAGTTTCAAGCGCAAACTTCTTCTTTATGTCTGCAATTTCTTTTTCGTGCGCTTCTACATCTTCAACACTTTTACCGGTCTTATCAAAAGCTTCGTTTTCTGCTATAATAGCATCTTTTAAGGCTTTATCTTTTAAGTCTTTTGCCTCGGTTATTGCTTTCTTTTCTTCTTCAAAACCACTCTTAATTATCGCTAAATAAGAAGCATTTCCATCTAAAGCAATTTGTTTTCTATTCGCTTGATATTCTATTTCAAGAACTGCTTTTTTTGCGTCCCCTTCTGCTTTACTTTTTGAACTTTCATTTATACTCGCGATTTCATAATCACGATTAATTTTCAATAACTCAATTTTTGCGTCATTGTAATTTGTTTGCGCTTTAATTCTCTCTTTTAGCGTCGCTCCTTCATCTTCTGCAACTTCTTTATACTTATCGATTTCTTCTTGTAATTGAGCTATTTTCAAAGAGTGGTTTGCTTCTGCTAATGCTTTTCGTCTTTCAGCAGCAAGTTTCTTTTCAGCATCTGTTAAATCGGTTGTACTTGTGGTTGTTTTGTCAATTACTTTGGATTGTATTGAAAACATAGCGTTTATTTCCGCCAAGGTTGACCCCATTTTTTCTTCCAATAACTTCAAGTTACTTTGCTCTTCTGTTAATTCTTTATTTACACGTTTCGCCCTAACCTTCGTGCTTACATTTTGTCCTAATGCTCTATTTAATTTATTTAAAGCTTTAGCTTCTTCATTAGAAGCTACGGTTGATCCGTCTCTTACACTTGTGCTGAATTTCGCGTTCTTTTCTAATGCTTCTTTAGTTAATTTTATTCTTTGTTCATAAGAAGTGTTAGCTAAGTCAAGGGATCCTTTTAAAGTTGTAGCGTTTATTCTAGCAATTTCTTTATCTACTTTTATCTGATCGAAAGCATCCTTTGTAGCTTCTTTTGCCGCATCATTTAGAACCTCTTGTATTTTTTCTTGTTGTGCTTGTAGCGCAATTCGTTTAATGTAAAGTTGATTTACTTCTGAAAGTCTTGTTCCTAATTCTTCGTTAGTTACTTTTTCAGCATCTAAATTTTTTAAGAAGAACGGATACTGTTTGTTTAACTGTTCAATTAATACTTTACGATCATCTTCTTTTATATTCGTGTCAGTTAATTTATTAGCTAAAACATTCAATTCTACTTGTTGCTTTTGGTATGATTCAGATAACTTTTCAGTAGGAACTAATAATTCCAATGTCGCACTTGCTGCATCGGTTAAAAAACTCACAAAACCTGATTCATTAACCATTTTACCAAGTCTTAATTGTGCATTACTAAGGTTTGCGTTCCATCTTTCTGTTGAACTTCCTGCATCATCAAGAATGCTTCCCGCCTCCTTTATCTCTCTTTTAGCAATATTTGCTACTGCTTTTGTAAAGTCTGGTGTTTTTTCTAGTTCTGCATTTAGTTCAGCTGCAGATATTCCAAGATTATCAATTCTTAACTTAGATTCTTTTGAAAGTCCTTCAACTAATGAATCTTTTAACTTATCAATACTATTTCCTGTTTGTGACGCCCTAACCGCTAAGAATTCCATTAAAGTATCTGTTTCCTCTGCACTTATATTAAAGTTGTCTAACTCAACAATTGCTTTTTTAATATCCAAATCTGACATCAAGCCACGAGTTGACTTTTTAGTTTTCAGAAGTGCTTCTTCTGCTTTACCAGTACGCTCTTCTATTTTCTGAAAAGCAAATTCAACTCCTTTAGCGTCAATGGCTAATTGTCTTGCTTCTTTAACAATATTTAAAGCCATTTTCGCACCCTCAATCGCTCCAAAAGCACCGACAAGATTTCGCAATGAAGCAATACCTGTTTTCATTGTTTTAGGGTAGTTCCCTACATTTTCCTGAAACTGCTTTGTTGTTACTTTTGCTGTTTTTATAGCGTTCTCATACTTGTGAAAAGCTTTGGTTGATTTACTTAAAGATGATTGTTCTTTTTTAGATAACTTATTTCCTAACTCACGTTTTGCAATTAAATCTTGCATTACTCGTGCTTCACGTGAACGCTTGACAATTAGCTTGTCAATTACTGAAGAAGTTTTTGATTTTAGAATTGCTTCTTCTTTCTCCAACTTGTTTAAGCGTTGAAGCTCTAAACGTTCTCTTACTAATGCTTTGTTTGTTCCTTCAGTAGCGATCGTTTTCTTTTCAATGGTTGCAATGAGGTTTCTTTCAGTAGTTTGCTGAATCTTTAAAGCTGCAGTTGTTTGTTCTGAAAGTTGAATTTCTTTCTTTTTAATTGCTAAAAATTGTTTTTGTCCTTTTACACCTTTGAATTCCTTTTGGATTTTCCCATACTCTAACGCTAGTTTTTTTAAAGCCTTCATTGACTCTAAAAATTCCTTATTTGCTTTTATTCCAGGTTCAAGGCCTTTGGCGTATTTCTCACCAATATGAAAGACCTCATTATCTACATTGTCTTTTAAAGTTATCTTACCCTTGTGATCCATTCTCTAAAGCTTTGATTTTTTGGTTTCCGGTACTTACTAAAGCACGGTATTGTGATAATGTTATTGCGTTGGTATCAATAAATCCTAATCCGGTAATAATTCCGTAACTAAGTATATTTTCGTCAAGTGTTGATTTACTTGAATTTTCTTCGTTTTGTTGTGGTAGTTTCTTTTGCAAGCGTTTAATAATTAACTCAATCGCTTGGCTTTCTCTTTTTATAACTTCCAGGTCTTTTTTCAAGTCTCCAGTGAACTTGTAGTGGTGTTTTTTTAAAAGATTTATTAATTCTTTATCTTCTACCATTAACTTTTCAAGGAAGAAAACAGCCAGTTTGATACTCTCGTATTTTGATGCTAGGTTTTCAATTTGTTTTGATATATTAACAATTTTACTTGTTTTTTCATCATTTGATGACTCAATATCATCTTCATGTATTTTACTCCATATATCTACGAGTTCAACTTCTGAGAGTTCCTCACTTGACAAAAGAGTTATTAACTCAATATTAGCTACTATTTTAAAGTATAACTTAGCCGGAATAACATCAGCTGAATCATATAAAAAGTATTGTTTCTGTATCACTTTAGTAGTAGTTCTTTAAAAAAATAGTTTTGAAAAAAAGGCAATAACTTGGTGTTTATTGCCTTTTGTAAATTATCATCTGAAAGACCGAATATATCCTTACTCAATAGGTTTTCTAATACTTCCGGCTTCTTCTCGTCTTTCGTGTCGAAAAACAAACTGTCGCCTTGGACCTTTGCGAATAACTCGTTTAAAAACTTTCCCGATTCCTTTAAATTAAAAGGATCACCTTCTTTTTTTCGTCCGTTTGTTATTGCTTCTGTTCCTGCAGAATAAAAACCGATTGGGTTTCCGAAAATATCTTTACTTTCAAGATGTAATTGCTCAACATTTAAGTCAGCAAAATAAGTTTCTAGTGTTCGTACAAAAACATATAAATCTCGCTCAATCTTTTGTGGAGTGAGATTTTTAGCCTTCTCATACTGTTCTAGAATTGATGCCACTTATTTTTTTGTTGCTTCCTTGTATGCTTTCTTTTTATCGTTTTCACTTAGTATCACTAAATGACTCACGAACTTCTTTTTAAATTCAGCGAAAGTCCCTTCGAACTTATCGCTGAATTGTATGTGTTTAAACCCTCTCATTATGTAATTGTTACTGTTACTGCAGACTCTCCTTCGTAAGAAATCTCCGCTTGCAACACAACACCATTTGTGTTAAGTGTTCCAGAAACGAAAGCCGAACCAGTCAATACATATTCTCCGTTTACATAAGAAGCGGCAGTTATTGTCTGTGGTGCATTTACAGTTGTAAGTAATTTGAAGTCAGCTAACGCCAATCCTTTAACTTCATTACCGTCATAATTAACAGCTGTAGCCTTGATTTCTGTCGCTGACTGACTTGTGATTACAAATACAACATTGTAAATACCTTGATAAGTTTCTAAATCGAAATCAGGTATTAACATCTGACCTCCTTTTCTTATAGCATCCGCATCTGCATAAACTACTTCAGCAGTTGTTTTAGACGGATCCCCGCCTACTGTCGAATCTTCGTTCATCCCAACAAGAAAATCGCTCATTTTTTGACCTTTCCATTTTCCATTTTCTAATACAGTTGTGAAGCGACCATCCTCTTTAATCTCTACAATCCTAGTGTATTCACTACCTTCATAAGACGCTAGAGCTGCGTCACTATACATATCTAAATGATGATGAAACTTAATCCCTTTTCTTGCTTTTTTAGTCTTCTCCTTGACTGTTCTCGCTTCGTAATAAGTAGCTTCCGAGTTTGCAAGTTCAGAGTTCTCAACACTAAACATTATTACTAAATCTTTAGAAGCTTTTGCTTCATCCCACTTTTCTTTGGATTTAGCATCTGCTAATGTGTCCCATCCGAAAGACTCTTTTGTTAAAGCGTAATTTATTGTTGCTTTTGGGATGTCTTGTGTGGACCTACCAGTATTGATAGGCGCATTACTTTCGCTTTTCTTTTCAATGTATTGATACATATTTTTTATTAATTGTCTAATTGATAACTAATCTCTCCACTAAATTTTACAAAGTGGTAAGGTTGCATATCAATTAAGTTTGTTTTAAATCCTTTTAATGCGTCTATTCCTTTTGTTATTTTAATGTCGCTAAGGAAAAAGTAGCGACTCTTTTTAAGTACTCTGTAAACTTGCTGTCTGAACTCTTCATCTGCTCTGTATGGAATATCCGGATATAACTTTGAAAGGTTTACCAAGAATATGACATCAACTTTAGTTGTGCTCATTGTCATTTCTGAATCTGTTTCATCATCTTCAACGAAAAAGAACTTTCCATTAATTGAGTCGTTTAGTAATACTTCTTTGTAATCATTACCCGAAACAAAAAAAATAGGTTTAATACTGTCTTTTTGTGTGTCGACATAAACTCTTCCATATCCTTCAAAATCAGAAAACCCTAAACTGCTATAAAGCTTTGTTTGTAGTTTTTGAATCTTTTTGTCAATTCCAACTGGATTAGTTTTTATATAATTCATTACCAAACAGGTTTAGATGTTATTTTTAATGAATTTGGGAAAATACTATCTGAGCACTTTTGAATAGACTTGTCTAGTAGATTTCTAAGACCTACTGAGACAATAGCTCCCTTACTATTTTTTGCTCCTTCAAGCTCAATTTTCAACATCTTATAAGAACCTTCAACAGATCTAACAGTTGAATTCTTCCTAGTTGTAGAAATGAATTGCTCTATAGCTGAAATAGCAATTGCATAGCCTATAGCTTCATCAAATAATTCCGCTTTAGTATTAATTGTACCTGAGTAATCGAAACTATCCAGGTACAATTTATTTTGATTCAATACTCTAATCAATACTGACTTAACCGCATCGGTTTTAAGTTGTTTTAGATAAGAATTAAACAGGCTTTCACTCATGCCAATAACCTGAACAGTTTCATAAAGGTTATTGACTGTGGCTAATTTGTGAAACGATGTTGCAATTCTACCAGAAGTACCGGTTTGGTTTGACACATCGATTGAAATCGACATGCCATTTGGTAAACCAAAACCTATTCTGTTTTCTAAAAACGATATTGAATCTGTGCTATACATTTACAGTCCTAATAAACCTTTTAATGTTGCTTCATCTTCATCATTCAACTTGTTGACTTTAGTAACCAATCCAGCATCAGAAATTGTAGCTGTTGTAGAGATTTCCATTTCATTAAGTTTTGTGATAACTGTTGCTTTAACCAATACAGTTTCCCAAAGAGTTACATTTAAATCCCCTTCTACTTCACCAGAAGCAACTTCTAAAGCTTCGTTTGTGTCTAAATAGAAAATCGAATCTACATTCTGTAAAACAGGGATTGCAAGAGCTTGTCCAGTAGTATTCTCACTTACAGGATTCGTTGTTCCTGATTTACTAATCAAGATGTACTCATTTGGCTTTGCATACGCTACTCCTTCTTGTGGGAATTCAACCTCAGCAAGTGTACTATAAACTAAAGAACCTACATTTTCTCCTGTAGTGAATACAACCATATTTGGTGTCCATCCTTGAGTAACAGTTCTCTTCCCGTCTTTCTCGTGAATGAAACTTCTGTCTATTACTCTAAGGTTTAACTTTAATCTTTTCTTTAAGAATTTAGTTAATTGCTCTTCGTCTGGAGAAGGAATATTTGAACCAGTAAAGTTTAAACCAAAAGCATACATTTCTTTTACTTGTTGGTTATCTGCTAATCTGTCAATACCGAAACTATCCATCCAAATAGTATCAGGATATTCTCCCTTATCTTTAGCATCACTCAAGACTCTTTTAATGTCGTCGATTGGCTTTGCATCAGTACTATCCCATTTAGCTTCAGCTCCAAACTGATTACTTTCAGGGATATTATAGTTGATTCTAATTCCTGTACCAACATTAGTAGTGTCTGGAATGATCGTAATACCTGAAGAAAATCCAATTAAATGTGCTTCTTCTAGTGTTTCCTTGATTCCGAAAATACAAGCGTTCGTATCTTTAAATACTTTTTTAGCAAGCTCTGTAGCTCTTCCTTTCATGTTCCTTAGAATACGAAGTGTATTCATTTGTTTTTCATTCAAGGTGTATCCAATACCAATTTTAGGAATATCTCCTGTAGCTGACTTAATAGATCCTCTAGACTTTAAAGGAACTGGTGAGTCAAAAGAAACAACATCTGCTGTTACTCTTGTGAAGTTTCCGCTAATAGATGAGTAAGTCATATCGACTGAATACTCTGGCGTTAACATTTTGTCGTGAAGATATTTAGGCTCTTCTTTTGAACCATTTATCTTGTCGTATTCTTTCTTCGCTACTCCGGTGAAGAATTTTTTAATTAAATCTTTAAAATTTGAAATTGTAGTTGCCATCTTAGTCTACTTGATTATAAATGCCAAAACCTTTTAATACAGCTAATGAAGCTGCGTTAAATGGATATTTTAAAGCATTGTTGTTAATAGTTCCTTGAGTCATTACGCCTGTAGAGGGCTTTGAAGTTTTAGTTGCTGACCTAACAACTCCAATCAACATAGCGTCCTTGCTACCGTCAACTGGTTGTGGCTTATATAAACCTCCTTCTAAAATAACACCATGTCCAGCATGGATAATTGTGTCTGTGAATCCAGTAGTGTCTAATACAGCACCACCTTCTTTTCCGTGAATATAATGTTTGATTCCAACGCTATCTGCGGAATGAAACTCTTCACTTGTCGTACTTAAATCTAATACGCTCATGTTGTTTTTCTTTTTTAAATTTAATTACTTAGAACCATTCTAAATAATGTTTTAGGCAAAAAAAATTAGTTTACAATAGCATCTATCTCTTCCTCAGTTGCAGTTCCTGTAGCAAATCCACTAGAAGGAGCACCTGGGTAATTTTGAGAGTCTGCATTTACTTGCACTAGCTTTGTGTACTCAGTTTCTAAACCTTTGACTTGATCCTCAAAAGGATCTTCAGAGTCTAATTGAATACGCTTCAACCATGTTTCTCGAATCTCAGGCTCTAAACTTTTTAAGACTTCTGAAGAACTAAAAGCTTTGTTCGCTAACTCTCTTTTATTGTCTGTTGCTTTACCGTTTTTTAAAGCGGTAATTTCATCTGCCATTTTAGAGTTCTTTTCAATCAATGCTTTCGCCCAATCTGGAGCTTCTGCTTGCGCTTTTTTGTTTGCTTCTTCTTTTTCTTTAGCAAGTCGTTCTGCTTCGATTTCTTCCGCTGTTTTAGGAGGAGTGCCTTTTGCTTTTTGCTCTAATGTTCTTACTCGGTCATCTTCTTTAGCGATTTCCTCGAAAGACATAAAATCATTAGCATTGTCAAGCACTGCATCAATTGCCGCGTCGTCTGCATCGTCTGCAGGTTTTTTTGATAGTCTATCCGCAAGAGCGTCTAGCCTTTTTGTAGATAAGTTAGCCTTTGGATATTTCGCCTTAAGTCTATCCTTAATCTTTTGTGCTGGTACAGCCATAATGTGTATTGAATAATTTAGTTAATACCTTAGATAACAAATATATAAAATATTTCTTATTTAGAATCATTCTAAATAATATTATTGTTTTAAGATTAGGAAATAAAAAAAGCCCCTACAATTATGTAGGAGCTTTTAAAAAGTTATTTAATTAAGATTAATTTATCTCTATGATATACCCTAGTCCGTTTGCTAAAGGAAATATAGATGGTAAATTCTCTAAATCATTAGGTTGAATTTGAATTAATAATTTCTTTACACCCTCCTCATCTATTTCGATGCCAACAAGGTTATAACAAATTAACCTTGTAAATTGTGGTATGTTAGAAGTTAAAAAAACTCTTTGATTTCCATTTGGTAATCTAGAAATAAGTTCTGAAGCTAGTATTTGGTATTTTTCCATAATTATAAATTAGTTTACTCAAATTTACAAATCTTTAAGGAACTACTACTGTTTCTTTTTCCGATTCAATTAATTTTAACTCTTCTTCAGAACTTGAAGAAATACCGATGTTCTCTATAGATGTTTTCTTACTAATCATGCCAGATTCAATTGCCTTTGAAAAAGTCTCGACTGAGGTTTTAAGGTCGTTTGGAATGATGCTATTAAACTTTACTTTGAAATAAGTTGTCTTAGCATGATTCTTTAATTTAGTAACTGTAGTTGTAACTGTTCCAGAAATGAAAACATTTAAAATTCTTTGAACTACAGTTCTATTATGACCTTCATTCATTTTTGCTTTTAGAATTGCGTCAAGAAACATCAATTGCAAAGCTACTCCTGATACAGTACCTAGTCCTTTAAGGTTATCAAATGATAAATCAGGTGTTGATGTTAATGAATAGATGTATTTTTCTAAGCGATCTAATTCGAGTTTTACAGAAGCTGGTGCGTTATCATGAGTTAAAAACTTTACATCAGATCTTACTTCTTTTTCTGTTTCTGGGTCTATTCTAATATCACAAAGAATTGCTTTACCATCTTCGTCTTTTTGCGGCGCTCCTTGAACGTCACCATAAAGTACTAAAATTGGCTGTCCTGAATAATCATTTGCAGCGCCAAGTTTTGACATTGAAACTTCTAGCCTATCAATCATGTTTTCAGCAATAAACCATTCGGGTTTATCTTGAGATAAATAAACAACAGGTATTTTGTCAAAACCATGCGCTTCTTTTTTTACATATATTAACTTACCTGATTCATCAGAACATGTATAAAGAAGTTTTTCGGTATAGATTAAAACATTTTTAACCTCTTTTCCTTCACCATTGATTGTAGAGTATTCCCAGGTAAAAGATTTCAAATCTCCGAATGCGTCAAAATATGGAGACATAACACCGTTTTCGTTCTTCAGTAACTTTGCTTTGATGTCTTTGTTTTGATTGACTCCAACAACCCTATTGTACAATGTGTTTTTACTCAAGTCTTTAATATGAAAAACGACTGCGCATTGTAATTCACTTTTCTGGAGCTTAATAGCTTCTTGAAGCACTGAATCTATTCTGTTTACTTCCCATAATCTTGATATTTCAGTTGACAACTCTAAATTATCCGTATTACTAGGAGTAAGTGTTACTGCTGCTCCTACTTCAAATGCAGTTGCTGTATTTACAATTTTGTTTTGAAATGGGACTGGGATTTTAACGGCTTTGACAATTTTGTTGTTTTCTCCTTCCCCTACACTTTTATCCTTTTGAATATTCCCTATTTGAGTATCTCTTGAATCCCTAACAGTTTCATTAAATTCTTCTCTAAGATCGGTTATAATACCCTTGTCTTTTTTTTGAGCAGTAAGGACTTTTAAGGCTCCGGTAACATCTGTTTCTAATAATTTTAATATTTCTTCCATCTTTGTTTTTATGGAAACGTCCTATTAGAAGTCCGCTTGGTTATAAGTGCCTTATTAAAGATCCTTTATTGTTTTAATAATTAATTCCTAATTGGGATATTGATTTAGTTGTTTTTAGTATTGTTGTTTTAGTATTATGAGCAATGTGTCCATAGCGTACCGCGTCAAAGCAATTGTGAACTATAATATTATTTGCTGAATATTCATGAACCCCTTCGATACTTAGGTCATAAACTTTTCCTACTCTTGATTTTGATACTGAGCTCGTTAGTACATTTCTTAGTACAGGTTTTTGCTTTTGAATATTTGTTAGTTGTAAACTTATTCCCACAGATAACGCATAATTTATCTTCATTATCAAGTCCCTTGTCCCTGCGATATTGTGATTTGCAAGAATTAGAACAAAATCTTTGTCTTGAGGATTTAGATTCAAACTCATTTTCACAAACCTCACAATTTCTTTTACCGAATGTTTGAGCTCCGAAACCTGTTTTTTTAGCATGTGCTTTGTGCCATTCTCTTCCTTTTTCAGATTTATGCCATTCTTTTGTTTTAACTCTGATGATGTTAAGATGTGTATTGACTGCTTCTTTATTTTTTGACGTATACTCCTTAGCGTGTTCACTAAGATGTTTTGAGCCGTTAATAAGGTCAAGATTATCAATGCTATTATTGTGCTTATTACCATCTTTGTGATGAATGTGAAACCCCTTTGGTATCTTTCCTTTATAATATTCCCATACAACTCTGTGAAGTCTTTTTCCTCCTTTTGAAAAGTATTTTTCTCCTTTATAAAGGTAGTAAGACTTGCTGTTGAACCTTTGAACGTCCAAATGAACTCCCCTTTTTGAATTTCTGATATTTTTTTCCATTTGCTTAAGGTTTTTATTTTATGATCTGATGTTGAAGACACTGAGTATTCACTGTTTCCACATAAAATTTTATAATCTAGTATTATTGCATTTTCAGAACTTAAAAAAGAGTTAACAACTTCATGTTTCCCATTTGAATTTATAACAAAATCCCCTATTTTAACATCGATTATCTTCTTGTAGCCTTCGCTTGTTAATACTAATGTATCAGCGTCAAAACAATGATTATACTTGTCAATCGGCTGGTTTATAAGTATTCCGCTTACTTCTTTGAATTTATAGTTTTCACGTTCTTTTTTAACATGTTTCCAAAGGTTGCTTTTCACACAATGAATCTTTTTCTTTTTCATAGAAAGGATCCAATACATTATTGATTTCGTTTTCTTGACTTTTGAAGCTTTCCAACCTCTTTTTTTAAGTCCTTTAACCATCTCAATAGTTCCTTTGTTTTCTCCAGTATATTTATCTGAACTATCACAAGTAATAGGGATCTCTTTTTCTACTCCAACAGCTTCAAAGAAAGAAGATAGTTCGCTATCTGTTTCAATTGGCTCATATGATAATAGTTCAAACCAAATATTCTTTTCGTCTTCTGCATATTTTACCAATGCGTTTGGATCCGCAGTAAACCCGAAATCATTAGCGTATGTATGTGCAACGTCTGGGAATTCTTCAATCCAGGTCATATGATTGAATATTACTCCCTTCATGGCTCCACGTAATCCAAGACCATAAACCTTCCACATGAATACATCTGCTGTTCCTTGCTCAATATTTAAAGGATGTGGTGGCGGTTGGTTCTTTTCTGTTACTGGCTCATCATTGTAAAAAACATCATCTTCCCTTACTTCATAACTACCAGGTAGCCAAGGATCATAAGAAAGTATCTTGTTTTTCTCTTTTATTGATATAAATGGATTGTTTAAAAAGGTGGTCCTAAGAAAACCAATCTCTTTACGAGGGATAACATTATTGAAAACCCAATGATCTGTATAACTAGGATTGTAATCTCCCCACCAGAACTTTCTACAACGCATTTCTACTTGGTCAAATATCTCTCTAGGTATATGCATCATTTCATTAAAGAAAGCGTAATCACACCCACCCCCATGAGCTTTACCTACTTTATCACATCCTAGAAAGAATATTTTATTATCGCCTATTTTAAAACTCTTAACGTCTTCTGCATTATGAAACTTATTAGGTAGTCCGAAATCATCTAATCGCCTTTTAAAATCATCATACAATGTAGTTTTGAATTCGTTGTATGTTTCTCTATAGATATTTATTGTACAATTGGTTTCTACTTCTGTACAGAGCCAAATAATTATATCTATTCCAGACCATGTTTTACCTGAACGTGAAGAACCTTCAAGTATGGCTCCTGCATATCCTTTTGTAAGTTTATTGAATCTATCATACTCCTGTAGAGTAATTGCATCATGAATAAACTTGTAATTCGGATTAGTCTTTTCCCCAAACGTAGAAAGACCTTCTTTTAAAAGGTCGACTTCTTGCTCATTAAGCAATTGTTCATATTCTAGTATTTCTGCGTCAGTTAGTCCCAATTATTTAAATATTTAAGTAATTATGACATTGTTTCACAATCCATCCTAATAAATACGCTTGTGGCTCATCATTAATGACGTCTAATTCTATATCTCTGTCTCTAAATATAAAATTTACAGCATGTACCGCTTCGTGTGCTACTATCGAAGGAGTCACATCTTTATTAAAAAGCATTAAGTACTTAGTATAACCATTTGAGTAAGGAATTGGATAAACACATGCATCTGAATTTTGTAATCCAGATATATTGTACTTTTTCTCTACCTTTTCAAAGTTGTTGGTTTGAATTAATAATAAATCACCGAAGTAAATTGGTATTTTTAGCTTTTTTTTCATCTTTTAACTTTCCTTTGTTTATAGTAGCTGAGTCAACATGATACACCGCGAAAACAAAACTTTATTTATCATTCAATTTCTTTCTCAATTCCTCTAATCTTGCAGCTCTATCTTCTTTGGATAACTGAGGGTTTTTCTGGAAGTTATGTTCTCCATAGAATCCAATGTGCTTATTTATCATTTCAATAGCACGTTCTTTAGAAACAAACTTTAATTCAACCTCTTCTTCCAACACTCCGCCTCCCATAATAGTTTTAGTTGTTCTTTTGAAAGAGGTTATTAATCTTCTCACTTCAATTGGCAATTCTTTTATTTCTTTAGGGGTCAATAAAAGTGTTTCGGTAATATCTGAATAAGCCCAATTCTTTAGTTCATCAAGAACCTTCTCATGTGTTAATTTAGCTAACTCCTTAGCTTCTTTTTTCTTAATAGTGATATAATTTTCAATCTTACCAATTCTTACCAATTCATTAAACTTGACAGCAGCTGTATCTTCACCAGAACTTGGATAAAACTTTTGATACGCTTTAGTACCATTGAATCCATTAATAAACCATTCGTCTACTACAGTTTTATATTTATCAAAAGTCTTGTCTGTCATAATATTTACTTTCTTTTATAATTGTGTTTTGGTGCGTCTAAGTATTTATTCTTTTACAAAAATTCCATAAACGAATAAACCTACTACAACCCCTACCACTATAATCGCTGCTACTTGTGCTGCTGGATGTAATGTTTCCATATCTACCTATTGTTAAATATTTCGTTTGCCTTTTTTACAAGAAACTCTTTCGCTTCAGGATAAGGTATAATATCACTAATAGGTTCTCCTAGGTAATAAACCTGACATTCGTGTATTGTCCCGTTTTCATCCCATCCATATTCTACTATAAGTATTTCTAAAGCTATTCCCTTACTGTAAAAGAAGTCCAAGTACACCCCAAACATCATCGCTATAACAACATCTAAAGAATACTTTTTAGGGTTCCAGTTTTCCAGGCCTTTATTTTTTGAATATTTATAAAATTCTATTTCGCATTTACCTGTTAGTCTCATTGGTTATTTCTTTGTTTTAATTATTACAATAACTAAAATCAATAACACGATCATAGCTAGCATTACAACTTTCCCTATCCATCGATGTGTTATTGAGTAAATATCTAAATGATTATACCCTAGTTCCTTGCATGCATTATTAATAGATCCAAACATTAAACCTATTGATACTATAAATAGGCATATTATTACTGCTATCTTCATTAGTTAATTAGTTTTAAGTTATTTCATCAATAGCAGCATCTATATCATCAGTAATAGATTCTACATGTTTTTTTGTAGCGTTTGCTTCCTCTCCAGTAGCTACATTAACTACGTCTTTTACTATAGCCACAGGTGATATAACTGTTTTTACTGTTGCACTAATAATGTTGTCTAAAAATCCCATTGTTTTATTTATTTAGTTTTATGAATATCTAAACCCATATCTTCGCATAGTTGATTGTGAGCTTCTTTTACTTCTTTTATATCCTTTCTTAAGCCATGATTAATAAACATGCTTAATATCATGTCGGCTATAAATAATATTTCTAGTGCTGCTACTTGATCCATAAATTACTTTTTAGATTCTTTACTTCCTTTGTTATATCCTAATGAAAACCCTATAATGAAAGGGGTAAAACATATCCATATTAAAAAAATAACTACTCCCATATCCTACAATTGTTTTATAGCTGATTAAAACTCAGTGTTACATACCATCTTTCCACATGAGATTTTCCTTCATGGTCTTTATATGATTCTGTTGGCTCAATAGTGATTTTGATACCAGTGTTTTTAACTCTTACAAACCTTAAAGCGATTAAATGCGCCCAGTAATTCCTTTGGCCTAATTTTGCCTCGTAAGAATTTGAGTATTGACCATTTTTAGCCATGTATCTTAACCCTGACTTAATGTCTTTTAACTCCTCTAAAACTCTACTTCTAAAAGTTTTTCTATTTCTTTTATCAGCAATCTCTTTTAAACTCTTTCCAGAAAATGGATTTATTAATTCTCTTATATATGATATTAGTTTCATGCTTCTTGGTTTAAAGTGTTTATAGAATTATTCTTCAGGTATATCTAACTTGTCAATCTCTTCTTCGAAAATTGTTGCTTGCTGATCTAATTCACATTGCAAATCCCACAACCTACTTTGAACCCCTTGCTTTAATTCTTCTTTAGTTTCTCCTTCTATTGGTAATCCACTTGTCCACTCCAAAACCTTTTTCTTTAATTCGTCTAGTTCTTTCATTGTCTATTACTTTATAGTTAGTTAACAGTATGAACACGTAAACGAATGTGTTTTAGCGTAATAATGACTGTTATTTGTATTGCATCTAATGCATTTTCTAGTTGCGTTTTCTTTAACTCCTGGATCTGTTGTGAGTAAAATCATAAGCCTTTTATGTTCTGTCTCAACCTTCTTTATTTCTGCTCTTATTTTATCACCTACAGTCATATTAAGTTATTGAGTTCTCGTTCAACTTATTATCGAATGTGATAAATAACATTTGACCAGCTATTTCATGATCGTCTTCCTCTTTAACGTAATCCTCAATAATTAAATCCTTTTCCGTTAGTTGATAATTCCCATCTGAAAAATTATCTGTAGATAAATCCAATAAACCTACATTCATATTATCCGGAAGGTTTTCTATAATCTTTTTTAAGTCTGCTACTTTCATATTATTTAATTGTTAGTTCTTTGCTGGTTAAACTTTGATAGAGATTTTGCCATTCGTGAACATACATGTTCCTTTTTGTTAAGTCTTTATTCCATAACGTGACTAAAGAATCATTAAATCTTTTATCATCATTCCTTTGACGTAAATAAACATAGTCGCCTGAGAATACAACTTCAGCTCTTATTGTTAGTGTTCTTGGTAATTCATAAACATATGAGATATGGCCATCTATTTCTACACCGAATTTGTTATGCCATTCTTCTGTTAATTCAATACCAAAGTATTCTTCTTTATTTGCCCAAGCATGATATATTGAAAGACCATCAACTTTAGTTAATGCGCCTTTGTTTAATGTAAGGTTGTTTACTCTTAGTTCGTTAGGTTGTATTTTATTCATTAAGCTGATATTTTAATCTGTTGTTCATTCTGCTCCTTTGCTTCTGCTAAAAGTAATTGCCCTATGATATATGGATTACTAAACGCTTCGCCATCAATTATTACTTTACCTTCTTTAAACTCTATTAAAACACTCATTTTTTCAAAGGTTTAACTATTGAATACTTGGTACTTTTACATACTTCTTTTTACCTGCCTTACCGTTCTTTTTCCTTCTTTGTTGACGGCTTTCTTTTATTAATATTGAGTACCTTTTGTTAATCGCTTTTAGCGCGTCATCAATACTTACATCATTCAAATACTCCCTTTCATTGCCTTGCTTTATCTTATAGCGATATGTTAAACCCGAAATAAGAATTAATACACTGAAAATGACTAATAACGATACTATCATAATGTTTTACTTTTTTTATAAAACCTAGTGCTTCAACTATGGGAATATCCACACTAGGTTTTAACCTAACTAACAAATAAACTATGTGGCACTTTAAATAAAAAAACCCATCTGCTTTATACAGATAGGCTACTTCTTTTTGAGGATAGAATGTAGCCGCACTGTTAAAAACAAATAGGACTTGAATTTAATAGTGCGACACTTCAAAGATAACTCTTAACTCTTGTTCATTTTTTGCAAACGTAGCTTTTGGAAAAGTTTTTTATCATCAATGTTTGGTAGTAAAATATACCTATTAAACGGTATTGTATTTAATCCTTAATAGTCTGATATTTAATACATCTAATTAAAACTTATACAAAATGAAAAAGTTACAAATCATATTATTTTTCCTTATAGGTGTAAATCAATTTTGTATTTCACAAACTGCAATAAAGAAAAAAGATACTATCGATATTAATAAAATAATTAATGAAGCACTTGTTAAATATGAAAATGAAATAGACTCTTCATATACTTATAACTCAACAATGTTAAATTTGTTTTTTAATAAAGGACTTGAGAATTATATTACTTCAGTTGAAGTGCCTTCTGTAAAAAAAATGAGTGCAGTTGTAGATAATGATGATAACTCATTTTATTTTGGTTCTTCATTTGATTTTAGGGATGGAGACAAAACTAAATACTTGTCTTTTCTTTTTTCAACTGGTATAAGATTAAAAGGAAAGAAGGATGAGTCATTTTATACATTATTCGAATCTGATAAAGCAAAAAACAACATAGGAGCTGAATTAAAAGCAACTTGGTTTATTCCTGGTTCAATGTTTAAACCTAAAGGTGTAGATTATAGAGGTGATATTAAAACTAATAGAGATTCGAAAATTAAAAAAGAAGCTATTAATAATTTTAAAGATGAAGATAGTTTAGATTATGAGACGGTTAAAAAGTTTATTATAGAAAAAGAAGTTGAATATATTAAAAGTGAAGAGAAATTTAGTAAGTTTAGTAAATCTTGGTTATCACTTAATTTGTTTTTTCCTATTACTAAAAATAAATATGAAATTGTTAATAATGCAATAGACTTCAATAAAAGTGAATCATTTTTTCAAAACTGGGAAGCTAGTTTTTCGTATAATATTTTCATCCATCTAAAAAAGAAGAAATCTTTTACAATTTCTTTTGTGCCTAAAATATTTAATAATAATAATATTTTAATTGAAACTTTAAAAAGCACTAGTTTCACTACACTAACTAGTAATAGTTTAAATACTCCTATAGAAACAAAAACTAGTAATCATTATGTAGGAACATTCGACGAATTTGAAACTTTTCAAATAAAAACAGAGGTAACTTCTTTACTTTTTTTTAAAGGTTCTCTGGGGGTAAGTGGTGCATTAGAGTTAAATGATGGTAAGAATTATGATCATACTAATTGGAAATTAGGTCTACCAATCTCTTTAAAAGATTCTAAAGGAAAACCTAGTATTAACTTTGAATTACAATGGAGAGAAATAAACAAAAAACATCTTGTTGGAATAAGTGTTGGTAAGACTTTCGGAAAATATGTTAAATAGTTAGAGTAAACTAAAGCACATTTATACACTATTTGTGCTTTAGTATTTATTTAGTTAATTGTTTTTCTAAAAAAAGACACACTAATGAAAAAACTACTAGTAGTAATAAACCTATTGTGAATTCTAGTATTTCTCTTTTGTCTTTTTTGGTCATTATACTGCTTCTCTTAGTAAATATTGTTTTATCCCACTATACAAAGCATTATTATTGGCTTCAGCTTGACCAGGACATACACTATTTCCAATAAATTTTTTTGATCTAGTTGAGCTTTTTGAATCCAATATGTATGTTTTAGGAAACCCTTGTGCTCCAGCTAGTTCGTAATCATACAACTGTCTTATTGTAATGTCTCTAATATTATTATCTCTCATAAATATCCTCAATTCTTTCCTTGCTTCACAATCACCTTCCACAGCAATAGATTGATCGATACTGTTTTCTACTAAAGCGTTTACGATGTATAGCGGCTTTTTATCTTGTCTAGCTATTATTGTTGGACATGGCCTATCAATTGATGATCCTAGATTATTAAACTGTGTATCAAACAGCCATGTTGTTACTAATTCTGGCTTTGGTACCGTTGTAATTGTTTGTAGCGGTTCCGTAATTTTGGAATAAGTTGGCTTACCATATGCATATTGTATGTGATGTAAACAAAATCTATCTTTTGTTGTTATAGTATTAATTGGCTCATCTATACCATGAACTCCCTGTCCATTTTGTGAAGCCCCATAATAACAACTGGTGAAATGGTGTTTTCCATTAAATTTTTTCCCTCCTCCTAGAACTCTTGATACGGTTTTTGAGGAATATGGCCTTCCAAGTTTGTTTAACCCAAAAATTGAAACTCCTACATCTTCTAGGTTTAGTTTTTCCCTAACTGAATTATGTATTTTTAAGTGCGGTTTTAAATAGTGTAACTCTTTAGCCACATGTGTTTGTTCTGGAAAAGTTATTGGAAGATCGCCTAAAGCAAAAACAGAGAAATATCTAATTCTTCTTGTAAATTCACCGAAATCAGCTGAATTTGATATTCTATAATCATATTTAAACCCTTTTGATTTGAAAATTGATTTCCACTTTTCATAATCCTCAGATTCTCTTTCTTTTATCGGTAAAGTAAACGGTTTGCACCCCTTTAGATTTGAATCTTCTGACCATATAATTTTTCCACTTTTGTTGTATTTCCAAAATTTCTTTCCATTTTCTTCTTTTGAAACATGGTATACAGGCCCCCATTTCCTAAATGCTGGTACATTCTCAATAGTGATGTAATCAGGTTTTAATGAAAGATATTTTTCTAAGTGATAACCTAACGTCCTGCTATCTTCATCTCTAGAATCACCGCCTTTAGCTGGTGAAAAAAACGTGCATTCTAAACTAGCATGAACACCTATCAAAGCATTTGGAAAAACTTCTCTCAATTGACATATTAAAGATTCTAACTTCCAAATTACTCTCCAATCCCTAACATCTTCAATGTACGGTATTGAATTAGGGTGATTCAGGATATTAATCTCTACAGCTTTCATATCATGATTAACACCGGCAACAATGAAGTTATTTGGTGTTTTCTTGTAACCTTCAGCAACCCCGCCAAATCCACAAAATAAATCCACCCAAAAAACCAAGGGTAACATTGGATCGTAATTGTCTTTGATATAATTAATCAATCTTTTAACGTCAGTTTCAGTAAATAAATCCATAATTTTAAATTAGTTTTAGTTGTATAACTGTTCGTTTTTAATATGACTTATTGGTGTTCCGTGAGCATCAGCAGGCACTAAATAGTTTATGCCTAATTCAAAATTCATTTTATAAGTTTGTACATGCTGTATTCGTTTAATACTATACCCACCAGAAATACCTTCAAAAAGTGCTATTATAGAATCTTTACCAACTACCCATGCTTTTGACTTAAGTTTTCTCACTTTCTTTTTACCTAGATCGTCAATTACTATTAATTCAGTGCCTATTGGGTATAAATCATTAAATGCTTCAATAACTTCATCTATCTGACCCATAATTTATTAGCTTTTTTATATTTCTTAGTTAATTTGCATAATGTTCCGAAAGCTGTTGTTTCTATTAATTCAATACTTCCTTCTTTGTCTAATTCCTTTAAAGCCTTATTAACTTCTTCTGGATTATTTCCTTCTAGTAATTCTGCTTTAAATACTCCCAATCCTTGAGAACATCTTTTGTGCTTTTTTGTAAGTGTTTTTAGGAATAATTTTTTCATTGGTTTATTTTTTCAGACTATTGTTGTTACTGTGTAATCTTTTATTACTACTTTAAATCCATTAGAATTATATGTTCCAGTTCCTCCAAGTGTTTGAACTAATAATTTTATTTCATTACTTAATATTTCTTTTTCTACTTGATCGGTGTCTAATCTCATTATTCTTTCACAGTACCTTAAAACAGCATGCTCAGATACTTTTAATACTTTATCGTCTTCTATTAATGAAATGCTTTCTTTAATGTTGATTATAGATTTTCGTTTTTGGCTATACTCTCTTTGTTTATTTTTAAATTCTACTTCTAAAGCTTCAAAATCTCCTTGCATTATTTTCAGTTGTGACTTTAGCCCCTTGAGTTTTCTTATGTTTTTCATGCCGTATGGAGTTTATACATTTCCTTGAATTGATAGAATCCGTATTTATCGAATATTGGACCTAACCTTTTATGCTTCTTATCTTTTTCAAGTGAATTTCCGAAGTCCAACATGTGAGTATATCTATTTATGTTTTGACCTTTTAACTCTATAACCTTAGATCTCATTTCGCTTACAAATTCTTCAGTTTTTCTAACTCCAATCACATTAGCTTTACTTTGAAGTTTATCTTTACTAACTCCGAAATAATCAGCTAATACCAGGTTATCTGTATTTGGGTAGTGTTCCTTCAAATAATCTAAATCTTCAGGGGTCCATTTTTTATATATCATACTATGCTGAATATTTTCTATATCTATTTAATATTTCATACCTACCATGATCTATAAATGCAGTAGCTACGTGATTGTAATCTTTATTTGTGTATTGAGAATTGATGAAGTTTAATAGCCTTACTCTTCCGGCGTTTTCTTGCTTTTTCTTTTCTTCAAAAGATATTGCAGGTGTATTAATTATTGATCCTTCACCTATCCCCATAGCTTTCATTTTGTGTCTTAAAGAATCATCATCCCTATTTAATTTTAGAGCTATTAGTTCTCTATCAATTATTAAATAGTTATCTCTAATAAATTGCTCTTCAATTGAAGTAAATCTTCCTTTTTTCATGCTGTTTTTAGTTTATCGTTAGTTGTTAGGTTTATGCGTGATTCTATTATTGAAATTGAACTTAAATCGTCTTGGCGTCTTTCTAATTGAGTTAAATTTTCAATCCACTCGTTTTGTTTTTCTAACCTCATTATCTCATCAAACATCTTGTACTTACTCTCTTCATCGTATTTAGGATTCAATAAATCTTTATGATAAAGTTCTATTAAGACCATGTTCTCTTTACGCTTTACTATCCAAGTACTATATTGTGTGTCCATCTATTTTCTTGAATCAAATTCTCTTTCTACTAATTCAAATAACTCTTGATCAAAAGTTTCAGAATTTGAATCTGCTTCTAATAAATATTGTTTTAATTTTTCAGTAGATTGAATTTTAAACTCATTCCCCATATTGTTTAAAAACTCATTTCTATTATTCATTACTTTTCTTTTCATTCTTGCTCCAGAACCGTTACCTCGTTTATCATGGTTCACTTCTTCTTCTCCTACTCCTTCAAAAAGTTTTTGTATTGCAATTGGACTAAGTTTATCACGATTAACATTAAAACTTTCATGACTAGATTGAGACATCATTTGTCCATACTCACATCTTTCATCCCAATATTGACCTATCCATTGCATTATTTTTTCTTGAGATAAATTCTCGTAATAAGCTCCGTATTTACCTTCTTTTACATTTCTAAAAAACAATGTTAAATCAGCTACTTTAAGGCTATACGTGTCAAATATTCTCTCTGAAGTAAATTCTATTTGAGAATCACTCATTTTAGTTTTTACATTTGAACTATCATTTAACTCTATCAGCCACATTGATACATATGCAACTACCCATTCCTTACCGTATGCTTTTTTGAAATACCCAAGAGACTTAGAAGGCAACTTAAACACATCTTTTACAGTTCTAAGGTTAGATGAATATTTAAAGCAATTACTAGGCTGATGCACCTGTGAGTCTCTCAGCCGTTCTTCTTCTAAACTCGCTAGTTGCCCCTGTTTGGTTTTTATTATCTGATTTTTCATTTGTAGTTTTTTTAATTTCAATAATCAACCATCTGTTAAAATGCTTCTTAGCTTCTTTTAAATATTTTTCTTCCTCTCCATCTCCTGAAATAGTTTTGATGAACTGGGTTATTCTATCGTCGATTTCTTCGATTGATGTTTCTGTCCCTGTTTCTCTGATATTTCGACAAACAGTTTCTTTCCAGGAAAAAGAGTTTTTAAGTTCATTTTCTAATTTTGAGATTTTTAAAAGGTTTTCAGACTTTCCAAATACTTTTCCTTTTTCTAAATCTTCTCCTTTCTCTTTTACTATTACTAATCCTTTTACTAAGGGGCTAGTTAGCCCCATATTATTTTTTAAGAATTTTAAGAGATTAGTATCAATAGATTCTACTATTTTTTTCTCTTTTGTTTTAGCCCCTGAAACAGTTATATTTTTTAAAAAATCATACTGATTAACAAAATCTAAATTCTCATTAAAAATCTTTAAAGCACTCTTATGAAAGGCGTTGTATGGATTTAACGGGTACATTTTTTGATGTTGAAGAAAATTTTTAAGATAAATTTTACTTCCTTTTTCAATTGTTTTTTCAGCCCCTAGCAAGCCCCTAGTTAGCCCCTTGATAGCCCCTAGAATTTCAATCTTGTTAATTCCTAAATGAAAAGACATGTGACGAAAAGAAATTTCATAAAATCCAGCATTATCTACACTATCGATTAGGTAATAAAAAAGTAGTTTTTCAATCGGCTCTAAATCCACGAACCATGAGTCCTTGTATTTTTCCGTATCTGTGAATCGTTTTGCCATTGTTTATTTGTTTGTTTAGGGTATTATAATTCGTAAATATTGAAACCGATAAACTCACTTCCTTTCTTTACTATTTCTTTAGTTACATTCAATTGATAAATGTCTCTATCATCGAAGTTGTATTTCTTTTGTAAGATGTCCAAGAATGGCTTTAAACCGTTATCAACATCACTTAACTTGTTACTGAAGCCAAACACTATTACAAGCTTTAATTTAACTTTAGGAACATCAAACTTTGGTGGTTTTAGAAGTAACTCTTTTTCATATCCTTTATAAATTGGAGTTTTGAACCTTCTTCCTTGCCAACAATTGTTTACTGATAAAGGTTTAATAGAGATTATCTTCATTTTTAAGCTACTTCTAAAACCTTTTCTAAATTGTTGATTTTAGTATTTATTTTTACCAACTCTTTATCTAAAATATTTCTTGAAATCTGACTCATTCCTAAATTGAAATCATTTATTAAAGCGTCTTTTTTGTCTCTTAATTCAGCGTACTTTAAGTTTATAAGATTGATCCTTTCATTTGGATTACTAATTGTCCTATAGATAGTATTCATTGTTTTAGAAGAGTTGCTTTTTTTACTGCCATGCTCCAAAATCAAACAATCATTTTTCAATTCAGTAAGTCTTCCTGAAACAGTTCTTTTTAAACCATATTTATCACATATTTCCTCTAGTGTGCAAGGCTCATGTTTTTTAATTAACTTAAATATCAATTGTCTTTTAGCAGGTAGCTTTTCTACTATATTAAAAAATGCTATGTTTCTATTTTGGATAGCTAAACTCATATCTTAAAAAGGTAAATCTTCGTTAGTATTATTTTGTTGGTTGTCTAATGGTTGTGGTGCTGCAACCCCTTCGATTCTCCATCCTTGAATAGAGTTGAAGTATTTAGTTTCTCCTTGTGGATTAACCCATTCTCTTCCTCTTAAGTTGATAGAAATTTTAACATCTTGCCCAACTTGAAAAGAGTTTAATAAATCGCATTTATCTTGAACAAATTCAATTAAAATTGACTGTGGATATTGTTCCTCTGTAGTAACTACCAGTTCTCTTTTTCTGAATCCACTTGAACCAAATGTTCCGGTTTGTCCTATAACTTTAATTTTTCCTAATACTTCCATGTTATTTATAATGATTTGTAAATTATTTTTCTTGCGTTTTTAGGTTTTTCAGTAGCGTATATTTTCGGTAATTCGTCACCCTCAAACATATCTGTAACTGGAAGCGCATCTTCATTTAGGTAATGAACTTTACCGTTAGATAAATATCTTAAACGCCCCACATCAGGAAGAAAATCTACGTTGACACCTAAAAGCATTGTTATTTTTAAATAAATCAAATAGTATAGTTTGCTATAATCTTCAGGACTACAATCGTATTTAAAATAAGCTACAATGTTTCCACTAACTGAAGACTGAACTGCTAAAACTTGTGTTTCTCCATCCATGTAATAAAAACTACTTGGGTCACAAAGACGATCAATACATCTTTCAACTATTTCTGGACTATCCTGAATTCCGTCTATATCTATAGACAGTATGTTTGTCTGAGTAAAAGAGGCAGCTGGAAGGTTATTTCTTTTTAACTCATTCCTTATTGCTTTTGATTTTTCGTTTTGAATTTCATCCCAAATACTAACCCTTGAAGAGTCGTATTCATTTAGACAGTTTTCGGGGTTATTAATAAAATCCCCAAACGTGATTTCTTTTGCTTCGTTTCTATCAAATACGTTTTTATATAATATTAGATTACTATCCATAATTAAGCTGCTTTTTGTGTTTCTTTTAATTCGATTACTTTCTTTTGATTATCTGGAATGCTTAGTAGAATTTCATCCATGTAATCCCTTGCAAGTGCAATCATTTCTTTAAGTTGAGAATTGCGTTTTTCACAGTAGTTATGAGTAAACACTTTTACTCTCATTTCTTCAGGTATCTCAGTAAACACGCCTTTAAACCATTCTATATCTGCAATAAAACTTTGCTGACAAAAAGCTTCTAATCCATCTACTGTAAAAATGTGATTGCAAATAGTTTCAATTATTAATTCCTTTCCATTATCACTATTTAGGTTTCCTTCTGGATCAAGAATGTTATTCTTCCAACAAAGTCTTTTTACTTCGTCATTAAGTAAGTCTATTGGAGTATCTACTAAACAGTAAACCAATTCTGATTGCTTTAAATTCCATAGGTCCATATAGCAATCCAATTGCCATTGATAACCACTGTTTTTGATTACTTCATCCATTAAAGGGAAACTTTCAAAACTCCAAGAAGTTTTAATATCTCTTATCATCCCTTGTGAATTGTCACATTCTCCAGAAAAGAAATCGTTTGTTTTACGCTCTTTGTTTTTTAATAGTAACTTATCAAGTACAATAGAATATGTTGTGATTGATTTATCTTCTTGCTGTATTCCTTTATCTAAATACTTTGCTTTAATCTTGCTACTTCTTTTTGTAAGAGTTTCATAAACTAACTTTACAAGCTCTTTTTTAGTTGAATCTGATAGTTTGCATTTTGCATTTTTACGTTCTGAAAGAGAGCCTAAAGTTTCAATTTGCTTAAGTGTCAACTTCTTTCCTTCTCCATTGTGACGACTGAATAAATCATCGTATGTTTTTTGTTGATTTGTAGTTAACGCTTTTGGAACTCCCCCCATAATTTTAACTACTGCGTGTGGTCTGAATAAAAAGTTTTGAAAGTCCATAATTAGTTTGCTTCTACGGTTAGTATTAAATTGTTTTCTATATTTTCAATTTGAACTTTCAAGGCTTCTAATTGTTCAGTGTCCAAACTGTTTTTAATTGAATCAATTTCTTCTTGATTTTTTGCCTTATTTAAAAACGAAAGAATCCTTTTTAATTCTTCGTCAACTGCTTCGGGCGTTATATCAATAGTGTTGTTGTCTGGGTATTGTGTAACTCCATCTTGTACTTGTACTGATTGATCTGCTATCTGAGCTGTTTGCATTTCAATACTCATAATACCCCACTTAGAAAGCATATTTTTTAAAACAGTCTTTTTACCCATGGCGTGTTTTTGGTCTTTATCTTGCCAAGGTGAAAAAGATTGATTGTAAGCTTTAGAGTATTTTTTAGCATGCTTTACAACTGCCTGAGTTGACCAATAACATGTTTTCTCCATTCCATTATTCAATTTGAAATAAGAAGCATACCCAACAATTCCCCCAGAACCATCAACACTAAAATCAGCATCAAGCTCCTCTGTTAATTGGTTGAAACTTTTAAACTGATTTGAATAAACATCAGTTACATTAATCGCTTTATACTGTCCAGTTCTCAATGCTAGTTGAACAAACCCTTTCCATCCTATTTGAAATTGCGCTTGGCCACCATAAGGAACTATCCAAGCAAACCCTAAACTTTGGTTTATCGGTAAGTCTAAAGATGCTGCTGTAGCTGCTGCAGTTAAAACAGTTGAAGGATCTGCTTTTGCTAAAAGCTTGTTGTTATTTACAGTTTGTAGTACTGATGAAATAAAACCTTGAGCTTTATTACCTAGTAGTTTTTCAAAACGCTCTTGTATGTCGTTCTTTTTAAATAAATCTTTTGTTGTTAATGAATCTCCCATAATTCCTATTTGTTATTTGTTTGTGTTAGTGTTTTAAAAAAGCAGAGGATCAATAAATTATTGTGTGTCGCACTAATGATTCAAGACCCACCCTGCTGTTTTAATTAGTTATTTATTAAGTCTTTCTGCCTCTTCATAAACAGATGATAAAACCCATTTACCCCTTAATTTTGATGGCCTTAATTTTGATATTCCATTTTTGTTATTAATTGTATCATAAAAAGAATCTTTGCGTAAACTTAAAATGTACATTACCTCCTTAGTGGTACATATTTTCTGAACCAAATCCTTACGCAGCCTAGACTTCATATCACGATATACATCCTTATCTATTAGGATTATACCTGCATCATTTAAATCTTGTATGTTTAAGGTTGCGCTCATAATTCTTATGCTTTTTAAATTGACTGTATTAATTCGTTAATTTTAGTGTGCTTATTTACTATTTCTTGCGCTGCGTCCTTAACTGCTTTAATCGCATTCTCAACACCTTTATTGGCTTTAGAATCATTGTTTACTATCAATCTAAACCAAGCTACTGAGCATCCATACTTTTCAGCAGACAACGACTTCAAGCCGTCTATATCTTGATGATATATTTTATTCAGCACTTCTATTTCTGTTAATTCTTTTTTCAAATCCATTTTGATATATATTAACTTGCTATTTTTAATTTTTCTTGGAAGTCATCAATGTTAACATTCCATTTACCTTGCGCTTTATCTGTCAACTCTACATAAGCTTCATCTACATCTTGTTTTAATGAAATCAAGAAATCAAGCTCAATCCATTTGTCTAAAAATTTAACTTGATAATTAGCTGTGTATGTATCATTACCACCTTCTTCTGTTGCTAACTTCACATCTACAACTACTTTGTAATCCGTTGTTAATTTTCCTTCTGTTGATACTGCTCCCATCTTTATAAAATTTTGTTGTTATTAGTCCCCTGTGTAACCACCTTTGTTATACCAAGCTTCTAAAGCTTTACTATTATCTATTTTAGTATGGTTTTTGATTTTATTTTTCAAACTCTCAATCGAAAAACATTGATACTTACTACTTCCTATAATTGCTGTAAAAGAATTTCTTTCAACACCTTTATAATCTGTTACAGTTTTTTTTTCATATGCTATACCTAAAACTGTATTTGTCATGTCCGAAGTTTGTGTTTGTGTTAACATAATTTTAGTATCTTTGGTTTCTGTATTGAGATACAAATATACGAACAGATTTTCGTTTTAAACTAATAAAACGAAATTATTTTCACTTTTTTTTCGTTTTATGGGGGAGTTTTACATTTGGTTAAAAAAAATAAAGAAAGACAAAAAGCTAAATTTTAGTGACTTAGGCGCTATTATAGGGATGAGTTCAGATGCTTTTAGAATGGCTGTAAAAAGAGAAAGCTTATCTGTTCTAGAAAAGTCTGAGATAAAAAAACAACTTGAAAACGAACAAGAAACGAACAACTCTACTCTTATAGATGAGAATCGATTTATCCTTACTAAGAATAATGAAGAGTTAGAAATAGATAAAATTGTTGATCTAATCTTCTTGTATAAAGACAAGTTTGAAGCGAATGAGAAGTTTAAAACTTATTTGAGTGATAAAGAAAGTAAGGCAATAACTGAATATCAAAAAGAATTAATAAAAGATTTAAACAAAAAAAGGAGCTAATTAATTAGCTCCTTTTTTTTATGCTTTATAAATAGACTTATTTATACATAACTTTAATTCCTTTACTCTCCAGGAACTTTGTTACTGCTTTAGTTTCTACATCTTGCATAACTAAGTCAAAATATTTATTATTACTCCTTAAGTTATCAAAGTTCTTAAATACCCAATCAACAACTTCAGTTTCTGAAAAAGAAACACCTTCTTTATTAAGAGATAATGATTTTTCAGTATCACTTTTTCCTAGTACAAATATGTTTTTAATCAATAAAGCTGAGTTTTCTGGAATATTCTTCTTCCCTTGCTCCCATTTTTGAACAATACTTATTGATAATTTAAGCTTATTTGCAAAATCACCTTGTGATAAACCCGAATTACTTCTTATTTCTTTTAGTTCTAAATTATTCATTATTAATAGGTTATTGCATAACTAGTGCTTTTTCATAATTTAATTTTAAATATCTTTTATAATATTATTAAATGAATCGATTATGTACATGCCTTTGTCAGTAAAAGAACTATCGTCTTTAGCTACTAATTGAAAATAACATTTATAATAATAGTCACCCTTATTTGTGCTTTTATATTTATGCTCTAATTTTTTTATATTTTCATTTATGATGTTTAATCTTTCATGTTGATGAATAGCGTTAGTTTCAGTTTTAGTGTTTAAGTATACACTTCTTAAAATATTTAACTCATTTTCTAAGTGAATGTGTTTTGGAAATTCTACAATAGAGTCGATTCTAAAATAACTTTCTTCTAACAATAAATTATAATCCATATGGTCTACAATTATTTGTTTTTTAATATTAAAATCAATTTGTTTATCAATTGTTTTAGAACAACATAAAAACAAAAAAAACGTCAAAAATAGTACTGCTTTTTTCATGATTTATATCTCAAAATTTATTATCAAATTGTTTAGTAAACACATATTTAATATATCATTATGTGTTTTACTTATCAAAGTAATTTCTTGTTTTTCAGAAATAATTAATTCTTTGTTGAGTTTTTCAATTTTGATTTTTTCATCTTCTACTAAATCGTCTGTATAAGTTTTTATTTTGTCCGCATAGTCATCTATGTCTGAATAGATTTTTTCAATACTATCTTCAGGGAACATTCCAGAGTCTACTACTTTATTTTTGTATTTATCTTTATCCAACACGATCTATAGTTTCCCTGATTAATTTCCCTCTCTTTATATTGTGAAACTCTTTCTTATCTACTTTTAAATCTTTTTCAGAATCATATATGTAAGTAAATATGTTTTTAATCGCTGATTTAAACTTCTCCTCTATAGTTTCGTAGTATGTAAATATAAAATGAGATGCAAAGAATAGTATTATTGGTAATACGTACAATGCTACGTTATAATATTTTCTATCCCAATCATATCCTCTTATAGGATCAAAAGCAAAGTCCAAACAACTCCAAGATAACCAATAACCCCAAGTAGAAATAAAAACGAAAGAAATGATTGTATAATATTTTCTTTTAAAAGAATTTTGAATATTTCTTACAACAACACTAAGGAATAAAATAGAGAGAAATAAGCCACATATTGGAAAACCAATACCTAATAAAAAATTTTTATTAGAAGCATATCCTAAAACCCTATCGTTTTCTTTAATCGCTTTTTTCCTTGACTTATAGTCTTTTAAACTTGAATTAGTAGTTGATTTTATGCTTCTAAACGCATAAATATATTCAGAAGAATTTATAGTCCCTTTTTCAAGACTTACTAAAATATTATCTAAAAGCTTATTTCTTTCAGATATAATTGATTTGTATTCATTTTTGATAGCTATACTCTCCTCAGAGTGTTTAACTTGGTATTCATGCAAGAAAGTAGCGGCAATAGCCATAGCAATCACCGCACTTAATAAAAATGTATTTATAAGACTATAAACCGTCTTCTTCGTCTTCTTCTTCGTCCGGATCTCCAACTTCTTCATGTCCTGTGTCTTTTAATTGTAATTCTAATTTTTCTTGTTCGGTTAAATTTTCATCTTTTTCACAAGAAGTAAATGAAACTAATAATAATAAGACCGCTGCAATTGATAGTAAATTCTTTTTCATAATGATATTTTAAATGATTAATATTTTCTTACGAAATTATTTAATTAATCAATTATATATCAACTAGATAAAGTAAAGCTATCATCGATTTTTCAACTAAATTACTGTATAACTTTTGTTGAAAATCAAGGGGTTATTGTTTTTTACTTATTATTTTTTATAAAAATAATAATCACAAATTTAATATCGTTGATCAAAACGCTTACTATGTTCAATCGTTTTGCATAGTTCCTATTTTTTAAGAAAAACTACTTTTAAAAATTATACAAAACAGCAATTTAACAACGAGATATAATATGGATTATTACCCTTATGTTACCAAAAGTAAGAAAACGTTACCCACTTTTTTTGCGAAGTTTCGTTATTTTTAAAATATACCCAAATATGATGATAAACATTCTTGAATTGTAGTGATGACGGCATACCCCGAAATAGGGAAAGTGAGATTTGTTTTATATTCGGCGTTCCTAAAAACTAACTAATTAAATTTAATAAATATGAAAAATAAACTTTGTTATTTAATTGCATTATGCTTTCTATTCTTTAATTCATGTGATAAAGAATCATTAGAAACTGTAGAACCTAATATAGAGTATCAAAATACGTTAGAATCTAATAAAATGGCTGGTCCAAAGCAAGATTGTTCAATTGGATACGTATTTAATGGTTCTATAGGAATCGATAATAATAATCAAAACAACTTTTTATTCACTTGGGACTTTAGTAATGCATTATTAGCTTGTGATATTGAATTAGCTATTGAATTTAGAACTTTTACAGACCTTCATTGCCCTGGAAATTTTACTCCAGGAGGTGTTACTAGTTCGCACTACCAACACTTTCCTTTAGTAAATATTGACAATTATGGATTTGCTTCTGTTTATTTTAATCCAATACATGGTAGCATGATACACAATAAAACATTTGAATACAGAACTATTATAACGGGTAGATCTTGTACTGGGACTTCTAGTTGTACTACTATTGGCCCTTGGCAAGGTCCTTTATGTAGTTATAATTTCCCATAGGGGTAATAATATAAAAAACGAAAACCATCCAAAAACCATTAATATTAAGAACACCCTAGATTGAGTTAAACTAACTAACCCAAACACCGTATAG